AGATGGTGAAGCCAGTGCGCGTATTGCACGCCATCAACAGGAAATGGCAATTGAGAAGCGTGCAGTTGGAACTTCTAACTTTGCAGGTCTTGTTGTTCCGCAGTATTTAGTAAATTTATACGCCCCGTTAGCAAGAGCGGGAAGACCCTTTGCTGATGCCGCACGCAAGCATGAGTTACCTACTCAAGGCATGTCGGTTGTCATTAGCCGTATAAATACTGGCACAGTAACAGCGTATCAAACATCACAGAACACAGCCGCAGTATCACAAGATATTGAGGATACAACCCTTACTGTAAATGTAAATACAATTGCAGGCCAACAATCAGTATCTAAACAAGCATTGCTACGCGGATACAACATTGAGGGAATTGTTCTAGGTGATTTAATTCGTGATTATCACACCAAATTGGATAACTCACTTCTTAATGGATCAGGATCAAATGGTCAGCCATTAGGACTTGTGAACATGACAACTGGAATCTTAATAACTTACACTGCTACAACAGGTACGGTTAGTGGACTTTATCCAAAGATTGCAGATGCGATCCAGTCAATTCAAAGCAATATCTATGTAAATCCAAATGCAGTAATCATGCACCCACGCCGTCTAGGTTTCCTATTAGCCGGTGTTGATAGTTCAAACCGTCCATTGATTGTGCCACAGGCATACAATCCAATGAACGCAATGGGTACAGGTAACGGCACACCTACTTACGGTAACTCAGGTTATTCAATTCTAGGATTGCCAATTATTGTGGATGCTAACATTGCAACCAATAAGGGTACAAGCACAAATCAAGACACAATCTTTGTGGTTGATTTGAATGAAACCCATCTATGGGAAGAAGCCGCCGCACCAACTTATGTTACATTTGAAGAACCAAATGGCAAGGTTGCAATTAATATCGTTCTATTCGGTATGTCAGCATTTACCGCAGAGCGTTATTCAAAGGCTGTTGCACAAATTAACGGTACAGGTTTAGCAACACCAAGTTTCTAAACCAATAAGTTTCCAGGCCGCTACCCTTCCAGTGGCCTGGATTCTAACTATGATCGGTATTTAATGAATGGAGTTTGTCTAATGTCCCAGGGCAGTACAGGATTTGGATACCGATCATGGCTATAACAAATGGATATGCAACATTAACTCAAATCAAGGCCTACATGTCTATATCAGATAATACTGATAATGACTTGCTTGAAGATTTGGTTGAATCAGCATCACGCTCAATTGATCGGATTGCTAACAGAAGATTTTATTTAGATGCAACAGCATCAGCACGGCTTTATCGCGCCTATTCAGATATATTTGTTTATGTAGATGACATTGGTACTACATCAAGTTTGGTTGTACAAACCGATTCAAACGGCAATGGTACATACGCAAAAACTTTAACTTTAAATCAAGATTATATTCTAGACCCATTAACATCACCATCTTTAGGCCGGCCATATACTCAATTAACAATGGTATCTAATACTGAAACCTGGCCAATATTTCCAGGGCTAACACAAAATGGATTACGCCCGGGTGTGCAAGTAACTGCTAGATGGGGCTGGCCGTCAGTGCCGGATGATATAAATATGGCCTGTTTAATTCTTACCGCTGATCTATACAAGCGTAAAGATGCACCGGGTGGCATATTAGGATTAGGTGATTTAGGCGTAGTTAGAATGTCGCCAATCGGTAGAGATGTAACCGCAATGGTCAGGGCATACAAAAAAGAAGTGGTTGCATGAATCCCGGTACAGTTAGAACTAACCTTAAAACTGCCCTAAGCACAATAACCGGTATGCGTGTGTTTGACTATGTACCTGATTCTACAAACATCCCAACCAATAACGCTTTTGCAATAGTTGGCCAATTATCAATGAATTATGATTACACATTAAACAGAGGATTTGATTCTGCAAGTTGTCAGATCATTGTTGTAGTTGGAAGAATGAGTGAAAAAGATGGACAATCAAGATTGGATGGGCTACTTGCTTCATCCGGTTCTACTTCAATTAAAGCCGCTGTTGAAGTTGATAAAACTTTAGGCGGTGCTGTTCAAACGCTCAGGGTTGTGTCTGCAAGCCCTGGCACAATTACTTCCGCTAATATTGACTACCTAAGTTATCAATATTCGGTTGAATTGATAGGTTAGTAACGAAAGGAAAAATATGGCCATATTTATGGGTAACAAAGTTGCCGTGATTGTTGGTACAACTACCATTACTGATCATGTCAGCACTGTAAGCCTTGCACGGGAAATTGATCAGGTTGATATAAGCGCGATGAATGATAATATACAGAACATGATCGGTGGGATTGAAAGACCTACACTGAATCTTGAACTGTACAATGATTTTGCATCAGCATCAGTAAACGCATTATTTGAAGATGCGTTAGGTACTAAACTGAATATCAAATTGATACCAGTGTCAGGTACAGTAACCGCAACAAACCCAAGTTATACAATGTCATGCCTTATCTCATCATGGACACCTGTAAATGGTGCTGTTGATGCGGTAGCAAGCGTATCTGTATCACTGCCGGTAACTGCATTAACAAAATCAACAAGCGCGTAATAAGAAAAGGGTGGGACAATGCACAAAATTGAAATTGTTAAAAAAGATGGTAAGAAATTAACCTATGATCTTACGCCATCCGCAAAGGTGGCATTTGAAGCCGAATTTAAAACCGGTTGGCGTAAGCGTCTAGGCGAACTACAAATGGAATCTGATCTATGGTGGTTTGCCTGGCGTTTAGAAAAAGATGCCGGCAAAACTGAACTTCTTTTTGGTGATGATTACATCAATCAATATTTAGATGTTGATTTGGTTTATGATTCAAAAAATGGATAGACCGCCACGGCCAAATTTACGAAATCGCATCTGTGGCGGTAAGTACCGGAATCAGCCCTAAAGATTTATTAGAGGTTGATCCAGCGATTTATTCAGCAATTAAAGCCATTTTGCAAGAACGCCATTACAACAGCAAGAAGGCAACAGTTAGGCGGAAGTAATGCTTAATCCTAGATACTCAGGGTTACCTGGCCGTATTAGATCATTGGCGGCAGTGCCTTCAATCCATGTTGAAAATTTAGATGAACTAATGGCTAAAATGAAAAAGGTTGATCCTGATTTACAAAAAGAATTTAGAAGGGGATTAAGTAAGGCTGTTAAGCCGGTTGCAAAATTAGCCCAAGATTTTGTACCTCATCAACCATTCCCAGGATGGCGTGATGTAGAACCAAATTACCCACCACAATGGGGTTGGGCTAATGATCAAGTACACCGGGGTAGGACTATTGGTAAAGATAAAAGAAGCCGTTGGAAGTGGTCGCAAACAGAAGTCATACGCGGCATAAGAGTAAGTACGGCTAAAACTAAAGTACAAAGAATAAAAGGTGTTACATTTGGTGTAACTGCAATAGCGGTGATAAATAAATCTGTACCAGGTATAATTTATGAGTTGGCAGGTTTTGGATCATCAAGATCACGCGGTAGAACTAGGCGTATTAGTCGTAACCCAAATGCTAGTGAAGAATTTATTGGCACATTACAAAGATCACCTAGAGCGCAAGAATACAAAGAAAAAAGATTGATTTATAGGGCATCACAACAATTAGGTGACCAAGTAAATGATAATCTATACGGAGTATTAAAAAAATATCTAGGCAAAGAATTTAGGGGTTAATCATGGCACTAAGTCAATATGTTGCGATTAACTTTTTAACTAAGTTTGATAAAAAAGGATTAGAGCGTGCTACCAAAGAGTTAAAAGGATTTGACAAAGTAGTCGCTACTAGCACATTCAGATTAAAATCTTTTGCCAAAGCCGGCGCAATTGCGGCCGCGGCTGGCATGGCGATTTTTGCAAAAAATTCTATACAAGCGGCTTTAGCCCAGGAAAGATTAGATAAATCAGTTGAACAATCTTTAAGATCAATCAATCAATTAGATCAACTGCCTAGCGTAAATTCTTTTATTAGTGGTATAGAAAAAGCATCAAATATTACTAAAGATAGATTAACCCCCGCAATCAATGGTTTAATCATACAAACTGGCAATTTAACAAAGGCGCAAGATTTATTTAATGTTGCCGTAGATACTAGTGTAGGCGCGGGTGTTGATTTAACTCAAGTATCAGATGCGCTAGGTAAAGCAAGCCGGGGCAATTTTAAGGCGTTAGGTGCATTAGGCTTAGGATTTGATGCGGTAACTGCTAAAGAAATTGGCTTAGCAGAGATTACAGATTACTTAACTTTAAAATTTGGTGGCGCGGCTAAGAGAGCCACTGAAACATTTGGTGGTCAATTAGATAATTTAAAAATTAGCGCAGGCGCGGCACAGACAAGTTTAGGCGAAGGCTTTATTACTGCAACTGAAATTCTTATTGGTGGTGGTAATGCTTCTGATTATTTTGGCGCAAAACTTGAATCATTAGGATTAAATGGCGGTTATATTGTAATTGCATTGGCCGACAAAATATCAAAAATTACTGAAGCATTTGATGGTTTAGCCAAAAAAATTGAAAGTAATAGATTTCTTAGATTGATTTTTGATTCATCAAACATCCCCATTATCCCCGGATTAATTGCTGGCTTTGGTATGTTAGCAGATGAAGGTAAAAAAATTGCTGAAACTACCAAAGAAACTTTTGAACAATCAAAAGAACAAAAAGCCATTGCCGAAAAATTAGCCAAATTACAAGCAAGATTAGACAAGATGGCCGCTGAAGCATTAAACAAACAAAAGAAATTAACTAAAGAAAAATTAGCACAACAGGCCTTAGATAAAAAGAAGGCTGAGTTGGAAGCCATGTTTGATCTTGATCGGATTAATTTACAAGCGGCGTTAAGCCGTAAGTTATCCGGTGAAGATGAGTTGCGTGTAAAGATATTGCAAAAGTTGGCAGATGGTACAAGTAAAGCCGTTAATGAAGCCGAACGCTATGCAGATGTATTAAAGGTTATTGAAGATGGTCAAATCACAACTGGTGAAGTTGAAATGTTGGCTAAGAAGTGGGGAGTTACCACCACGGAAGTTTTGCTTTATTTGCGTCAATTGTTTGCCGCTAATGAAGAATTGCGCAAAATGTTGGCATTGCTTAATCAAGTACAAAATGCTCAACCTAAGTTGCAAGATTTAGGTACTTTTAGTCCGGCAAGATTTAGAATGGGTGAAGAAAAATCTATGATAGGCATAGATGTACCACAACGGGTTATTGTAGATGAGCAAACAAAGTACCGCCAAATGATGGGGTTAGATATTCCGCGCATGGCACAAGGTGGAGTTGTAACTCAACCGACATTAGCAATGATTGGTGAAGCCGGGTCAGAAGCGGTTATACCTTTAGACAAAATGGGCGGGATGGGAACTACTGTAAATATCAATGTAGCCGGATCAGTTATATCAGAAGGTGAATTGCAATCTGTAATCCAGGATGCTTTGTATAACTTAAACCGATCAGGTGCGGTAACTCAATTAACTAACT